CGATTGTTCCTTGTGTACCTGTTGTACCTTGTGAACCGATTGTTCCTTGTGTACCTGTTGTTCCTTGTGAACCAATAGTACCTTGAGTACCTGCACCTGTTGTTCCTTGAGAACCAATAGTTCCTTGTGTACCTGTTGTACCTTGTGAACCAATAGTACCCTGAGTACCTGCACCTGTTGTTCCTTGATTACCTTTAATACCTTGTATTCCTTGAATACCTTGAATACCTGTTATACCTTGAATACCTTGAATACCTTGCATACCAGTAGCACCTCTAGCACCTGGATGGTTAACTTCAACTACTTTAGTTTTAGCTAGTGCTATGTTTACTTCAGTACAATTAGAGCTAATTTGCACAGATCTACAATTACCACCACAATTATTACCACAATTATTACAAGCCATTTATTATTTTTTTTCTTTAAATTCCTCCAATATTACCAATTGTTACTTCATTTGATAATCTAACAACCCCCATAAGTAATCTTGTTACTGTGGTACAATCTCCACTTCCAGACATTAATTCTAAATCATAATGCCCTTCATTAAAAGTTAATTGTGATGAAGAAGCTGCTGAGATATAAACTCCTATTGATCCAGATGATAAAGGTTTAGGGTAACCTTGAGCAGAAACTGAACCACTTAAGTTTAAACCTGTACCACAAGGTCCTAAACTACTACTTAAAGTGATGAATAATTGGCTATTCCTATCTTGAGATTGTCTAATGGACATTCTAGCAGAATATCCTGTTAAATCTATAGGAGTACAATCTCCACCATTATATATTACTTCAAAATCTGTAGTAGCACCTTGCTCTATAACAAAAGAATATCTACCTGCTGCCATAATTTTTGTTATAAATATTATAAAATAGAAGTAAATTAATGGTATCCATTTAGTAATTCTAATAAATCATCAATAGCATTATGTCTGTGGGAATCCTCTAACACACATTTAAAAACATATTCAGAATTTGTTAATTTAGCCATATCATGATATACAGAATAATTTTTATCTTTTAAATCCATTTGGTAAGAATCTCCACAAAATATCATTTTAGAATCTTTACCTAACCTACCAATAGCCATTGCTAATTGGGATCTTGTTAAATTTTGAAATTCGTCTACAATTACAATTGCATTATCAAATGTTCTACCTCTAAAATGAGCTAATGAAACTAATTCAATCTGTTCTTCTTTTTCCATTTTTTCTAAAATAGAAGGTTTATTATAAATTTTTCTCATATTAGATCTAATTGGTACTAACCATGGTTCCATTTTTTCTCTTTCTGATCCTGGTAGAAATCCATTATCTTCCGTTGATACAGTAGGTCTTGTAATAATGATTTTATTGCATTGTCTTTTAAAAAATTGATCTAGTGCTATTTGCACTGCTAATAAAGTTTTACCAGATCCTGCTTTACCTACTACAAAATTAAAAGGATGTTTTAAAATTTGAGTTTTTGATTTTTTTTGTTCTTCTGATAAACTTAAAGAAAACCTTACTGATCCCTTTGGGGGAGTTTTTGATATATTAGTTTTTGGCATAATTTATTTTAATTAATTGATCTAATCCAGCATTTACATGCATTGTTTCTTTTAATAATAATTCAAATGTAAATCTATCATCAAGAGGTAAAACTAAGTCTACTTGTGACCCCCATCTTATTAAACTAAATCTTTCATTTTGAGTACATAAATCTTCTTGTTGTTTAAAAGGAGCTATTACATTTACATCTTCATCAGCAATTTGTATTATATAATAAGTATAATCTAAAGATGAATTATATATTTTATTTAACATTCTTTCATTATATTTTAAATAATCCATATTGTTAGGATTAATTACTTTATTTAAAATATCTTTTTCAACAGCTAACATAGGTTTGTTTGTTGATTCTATTGGTTCTAAACGATTATATTTTATTACTCCACTATAAGGAATTCTATTAATATGAACATCATAAAAAGACATAAATATTCCTATAACTAATGAAGGTTGATTATAATTTTTATCCCCCATAACATCTTGAATGGTATAATCTATACCTTTTATTTCTAATACCTGTTCATCAGGTAATACTATTTTTTGATATAAAATAGTTCCATCTGCTGGGCTATAAAAATGTTCATTATCTATATAAGTAGGTCTTATTGGGTCTCTAAAGAAAAAAGTATTACTTAATTCTCCAACTGACATTTTAGATAACTCTTTTACTTCTCCATTTAACCAATCTTCTAATTTTTCTGCCATTAAAGAAGAGTTTTAAAATGATCAACTCTATTTAAATGCATTACCATACAACTTAACATAGCTCCAGATTTCATATATTCTGATAGGTTAAATATTACTGGTTCCATTCCTTCATCAGAGCATATTTTTTCTAATGATGATATTTTATGTTTTTCTCCCTCATAGAATTCATTTGATTTTTTTAATTCTGATATATTAGAGGCACATAGTACCATATTTCCTAATCTAACAGAATTAGCTATCCCATACGTTGAATCATCAATATCTATGTCTATAATGTTAGTATAACGTGATATTCTATCTAACTCTATTTTATCATATAGTTCTGTACAAACCATAGTTGATCGCGTATTCAACGGAAAAATACTACAATCTAAATGGTACATATATTCATCAACCATTTTAACTTTAATAATATTCATATCAAAATTTTCTTCCATCCAATGATAAGTTTTTATATCAGATCTAATATCATACCCCCCTATATAAACATTATCTTTTAAATATTTTATATCTGCTTCGCCCTCCCATTTATGAGGTGATATGTGAGTATTATAACCCATTTGTTTAAAGAATTTTTCACCTACATATTCTTCTCCTTGTCTTGGGGGTGAGGTATAATTAGATAATAAAATATGATTTTTATTTTTAATGTGGGGTAATTGTAATCCTAAATTTGCTACATAAATTAAATCTTGAAAATTACCTTCTGCAGGTAATAAATGTACTAATGATTGTCCAGCCATAAAGTTATATAAGTCCATAAACTGTTTATATGCTTTTGGTCTATTTATTGTTAATTCTTTATTAGACATTTCCTTCATCCAAACATTATTAGGATCATCTGTTGAAAAGGTATGTGGGAAATTCATTACGTAACTTTGAATTGGTAACTGTGAGGGAGTTTCTTTCATTTTAATAACTATTTTGTTGAGTATAAATATACTAAGTATCTACTAGGTAACCAAATAACAAAAAAAAGCCCCGCTAATGCGGGGCTTCTTTAAATATATGTTAAACTACTATTAAATAGTGTTTAATCCAGATACTTTAATTAAACCATAATATTCTGGTCTTAACATTTTCTTAGCGTATCTAGTCAATAGACCTTTACGTGGTGTGAAAGTGTTAGGATCGTATACCATTGGAGTCATAATTAATGGAATGTATGGAGCAAATACTGCACCAGCTTCTAAAAATTGTGTTCCTCTGTATCCAAGTAATATTTGATTTTCAGTCATATAAGGATTCTTATATACTTGATATCTACCATTTAACTGACCAACTTTCTGTACACCAAATGCGTAAGAAGCTTTTGCAGCATCACCGTCAGAAGCAGCAGCAAATCCTGGAATAGATTCTAATACTGTTCCTATTGTTGGAGAACAAACTAAGAAACTTGCTCCACCTCTAAGAGTTTTCTGGTGAATAATGTTAGATAATTTTTGGATTTTAGTTCCTAATGTTTGGAACCATTGTCCTTGTGAATTATAAAATCCTAAATCAGTTGCAGTTCCAAAAGCATCTTGAGCAATAGCTTGGTTGTTAACTGCTGACCATGTTTCCGTTCCTGCGTTAGCAGATTCGATTAACATATCAAGAATTTCTAAGTCAATTTCTAATGAAATGTACTCACTCATGATTGAAGTTAATTCAGCTTCAGCATCTAAAGAATGATAAGCATTTAAATCTTGAGCAAACTCAGGAGTCCAAACTGCTTTCAATTTTTTAGTTTTAGCTACAATAGCTTCACTTGACATTTGAACATTAACTTGAGGAATATTGATAATACTATTATCATTATTTAAGTTAGTATTAGCATCTTCAAAATCACCTCTATCAGCATCAGTTGGTTGTAATGATTGAGAAACTACTGCAGTAATAGGTGTTCCAACTCCAATAGATGAAGAAATAACTAAGAACTGTAAATCAGTACCTACAACTTTAGTGTATGCTGGTAAAGTAACATCTGCGTAAGCACCAGCTGCACCTCCTTCTGGAATTGTAAATAAAGTAAATGATCTAACTGCTTCTGCGTCATAGTTAGTATCTAAACCTGCAATTGGGAAGCTTATAGTTCTGTAATCAGAAGTAGAAACACCAGCAGCAATAGTAAATGAAGATGAAAGAGCTCCATCATAATTAGCGTCATCCCAAGAAGCAGTAGCTACAACAGCTGCGGCACTTGTAGATGCAGTTAATTGAGTAGAGTAAGTATATCTACCTGTACCATAAAGACCACCTGTGTTTGTGTTACCAAACGTACCAGCTGGATCAGTAGTACCATATAAAGAATTAGTAGCAGTAAATGGTGACTTAGTAGTACCATATTGGAAATCTAGGAAAAATACTAGACCTGAAGGAAGATTCATTGGTTGAACCGAAACAAATTCTTTTGCTGCGATTTGACCAAATACCTTTCTTACTAATGGAAGAGCAACGCCCGCCCACTGTGCTCCTGTACCAGGAGTAAAATTACCGGCACCTGCACCTCCACCTGTAGTAGAAGTTTCAGTTACTAGCTGTTTAGCTTGATTTTCAAGTAACATTGACATATTGTTACTATCATTATCAGATAAACCTTCAAGTAAGCCTGTTTTAGCCCACTTGGAAGCTAATCTTGCTGCATCACTTTGTAGTGACTTGTAAGGATTAGCGCTTTCTAATAAAGTGTTTAATTGTGACATTTTTTAAATTTTTTAAATATCGTTAATAATTAATTTCGTTTTTAAATTATACCTGCAAGTTTCTTAAACCTATCTACCATAAGATTAGATTCAACAATTGGTTGAGCGTTAACTTTCTTTGGACCTTTACCTATTGCTTTAGAAGCCATTCCTATATTTTCATTAACTGTTTTCTTAGCTTTTTTCTCAGCTAATCCATCTTTTAATGTTTCATATATTAATTTTGCTTCTTTAACTGTATCAGCTTTGTCAAAAGAAGTTAAAACCTTAACTTTGTTGTTCTCACTTAAGTTTTTAGATTTGAAAATCTTGTTAGTATATAATAATTTTGCATTAAGTAAATTGATTTCATTTAACTCATTTCTTAAAGTTTCAACAGTAGCGTAAGCTTCTTTTAATTCTTCATCTTTTTCTTCAAGTTTAATTGAGTCAATTTCCTTTTTAGCGTCTGCCTTAGCGTCTTTGATACCATCTTTGTATCCTTTTTCTTCAGCGTCAGTTCTTGCGTCTTCACCAATGGTTACGTCTTCGTCTATTTCAACTTCAACTTCATCATCAACTTCAACTTCATCTTCAACTTCAAATTCATCGCCTGCTTCTAATTCACCAGCAGCGACCATATCTGAAATTACGTCTTCGATAAACTTTTTAAGATCATCATCTGTCATGTCTTCAAGATCAATTTCTTCATCCTCATCAGCTTTCTCGTCCTCCATACCGTCAAGATATCCTTCCTCTTCAGCATCAGTACGTTCGTCTTCTTCTAATTCGATTTTTTTAATCTTTTTTTCCATGTCATCCTTAGCGTCTTCGATACCATCTTCGTATCCTTCTTGTTCAGCGTCAGTTCTCTTATTTTCATCTAATTCGTCTTTTAACTCTGCTAAAACTTCATCCAAGTCTGAATCATCTTCCTCATCGATTTTACGCATTTTTTCGGTTTTTGTTTCCGCTTTATTATCTTTTTTACGGTCATCACCTTCGCGCTTTTCCTTTTTGGTCATGTATTCTTTCTTTTCTTCCATTTTATCAGAATCTTTTGCTTCATCTACTTTATCTTCTTCTCTCATAGTATCATCCTCTTCTCTCATGGTATCATCATCTTCTTCTCTCATGGAATCTAATTCCATTTCTTCAAGTTTAGCTGATAGCATAGTTTTAAGGTGAGGTGTGAAAGATTCTTCTAAAGCAGCTTTAGCATTTGCAATTGCAGTTTCTTTAACAGCTTTTGCATCGGCGATAGCCTCTTTTAAAAATTCTCTGTTCATTTTTCCTAAAATTTGTTTGGGAAGTACGTTTATTTAGAAACGTAATAGTAATTAATACGAGTTTTAATGCTATATAGATTGTTGCTATAGCATATTTACGATTATACGTATATTAGGATTATTAAAAATTACCAGATTGGGCAATTTCCTTTAGAGCAAAGTATTTCTGTAATAATAGAATTTACTTTAGTGTATGTATTTGTTATATCTACATTAAATCCTTCTTTAACTAAATGCATGTAAGATCCTGGGTTAGATGGTGTTGAAACAAAATCCCAACATAATAGTTGAAAATCATCTTGTACTTCTTGCACTTCACCCATTGGTTTAAGTGAACCCATTCCACGAGAAGAAACACCTACTGTAATACCACTTTCAATAAGTGCTTTTAAAATATTTCCTGATGGGGTAGGTAATACTTCTATTTTACCCATTATATTATCTCCATCCCACCAATAATCAGTAATATTATGGGATACATTTTTTAAATTAACTACTGAGTCTTCAGGGTGGTCTAATTCTCCAACTGCTCTATTTTCATCAATTAAATCCTTATATTTTTCCATTTCTCTTTCCCATAACTCTCTAGAATAGTAACGTCCATTACCATTTTTAACTTCACAAGTTGCTAGTATACCTTCAACTATAGGAAATCCTCTTTTTGATTTTAAACCTTCAGTAAATGAAAGTTGTTGGGGTTTAAATAAGGCAGTTTCAATTAATACCTGTTTCATAACTTAATCGTTTAGTAAATCGTTAAATGAAATTTTTGATTCTTTAACTTCTACAAATTTATCATTTGCTGTTTTTTTAGTAGCATCACCATACCCACTTTCAGCATATTTACCTTTTATTTCTGTTGGGTTTAAACCTAATGCATCTCCTGTATATCCAATTCCTTCTTGACCAAATTGAGCATTTTCAACATAATATAATGGATTTTTACCTAAATTTTTAGCTACAGTTTTTCTAGCTTTATCTAAATATTCACCCATATTTTCACTAGTAAGTAATTCAATTACTTTAGACATTTCATAATTAACACCTAATCTAAACTCTTCACCGTTAAGATTATTTACATTTTTAGTGTTTTCATAATTATAACTATTTTTATTTAAATCTTTTTCAGCTATAATATCCATATTATTATCAAAAATGTTAAACCAATCTGGTTTTTTTCCTATATTTTGGGCTACACCCCCTAAAATATGCTCTTTAATAACAGAACGCTGTTTTAAGATAGTAGTAGCTTGTTCATAAGTTAAAACGTTACTAATCAAGTTTGGATAACGTGATTTAGCATCTTTAAGAAATACATCTTTATGTCCTTTACCTTCTTTAATTAGGTTATATTGTTCTTGTAATGTTTTCATTATTCTTTTTTTAATAATTTTTCTATATCTGTTAAATAATCCATAATTAAATCTGTAGGTTTAATTACTTTAAATGAATCAGGATTATCTTTATAATATTTTACTGTTTCGTTTTTAGCATTAGATATCATGGTATAAATATCGTTTAATTTTTCTTCAACACCATCAAATGCTTCTATTCTTTTTAATTGGAAGTTTTTTTTTGAATCATCTTCAAATAATTGCTTCACTATTGTACCTGCTCCTTTTATTTTTTTAGGAACTAATTTATATTTAAATTGTTTTACATAAGCACTATCTGTAACCCCATCAGAACCAGCTTTAGGACCAGGTCCTAAGTTAGCACCTACTCCTTCTTTTATAAAAATAGTAACACCTCCACCCATATTAGGTTTAGCTAAATATCCATTTTTTTCAGCTTTTTTAATAATACGTTCTTTTGTAGCATCATCTAAAGGTTCGCTAATTATAGCTTTACTACCTTCTACTTTATAAGGAATACCTCCTGCTACTTTATCTATATTTTCTTTAACTGCTTTATATCCTAATTCTTTATAAGCTTTATCATCTGCTTTTTGTCCTTTTTTTCTAAATGCAAATGGTGTAGCATATTGTGCTCCAGTTCCAGGTGAAAATGAAGCAGCACCTGCTCCTCCTCCTGTTGTAGATATTTCACTAGTCATCTCAGCACCATCTAAATAATTAAAAGCACTTTGTAAATAATCATGAGCTTTAGTTATTTTTGCTTGCCACCAACCAGGAAAATCTACCTCACGACCCGTATCATATTTATCTACTTTTTTATAAAGCATAACAGCCATTTTAGCTGCTCTAGCTAAATCACTTTTAGTCATTTTAGGTTCATTATCTTGATGTCCTACATCAAAATCTTCATCTAATCTTCCTGTTATCCTTTGATAATCATCTGGGTATTCTTTTCTAATGTGTGTACGAATTTTATTTCTTAGATTTCTAGCATCGTCACTTATTTCTCTAAACTTACGATCATTTTTAGCTTTCCTAGCTACTTGTTTAGTAACATCAAACAAATCATTTATAGCATCAAATAACTGAGTTAAATTAGGTAGATAGTCTATATCCCATTTTATACCCCCAGTTTCTTTATCAATGCCAGAAACAGTATATCTAACACCTTTAGAAACTTTAGTATCCCCTATTTTAAATTTTTCTCCTGGGTCAACTGTTGGAACTTCGTTAAGTTTATATTTGTATTGGCTCATGTGTTGATTTTATTTCTTCTAAAAGACTACAATATTGTAACAAATCAACTAAATTTTCGTTGTTGATTCTTTTATTTTTACCTATTTCAACAATAAACTTATTTACCTCTACTAATTTAATTTTAGTAGCTTTATCTTTTATAGATTGGATTTCTTTAGATAAACTTTTTTTAATTTCTTGAATTTTAGAATTATAAAATTCTTTTAACTTACTGGTACTATCAATATGTTCAATAAATTCTCTTAATATTGATTTTTGAGCATCTGATAGGTGAGAATATTTGTCGTTAAATTTTTCTAATATTACTCTATAAGTTAAAAGTCTTACATCTTTATCTTCAGATTTAAATTCTTCTATTAGGGTATTTTTAATATTATCTTTATCTATTTTATTTAAAGACATTTGTTCTAATAAAACTAATTTATTATCTACAATTTGATTAGGATTAATAATATCTGTTGTATTGTATACTTCAAATAAAGTATATAAGGCAGCTAAAGATTTATAATTAGAAATACTAGTTTTAAATAAATCTTCAACATTATAATGTTCTCTTAATTCTTTTACAAGATTATATTTTTCTCTTTTAAGAGTTTTTCTATTTAATCTTTTAGAAGATTCTAAAATTGTAGTTAAAACAGTATTAGCTTTTCCTTCTGAAAGGTTTTTTGATTTAGATAAAGTTTCATATAACTTATACTCTTTTCCTAATTCTGTATTTACAAAATATTTTTTTAATATATTTACAGATGGGGAGTCATTACCTGCTAATGTATCAGCAGTTATTTTTCTTACTAGTAATTCAAATAGGATACCAGTATTTTTAAATTTTGAATGTTTTATATACATCAATACTTATTTTATTATAAATACGTTAAGATTTTTTATTATTACCATTAATTACGTTTCCTTTAATTTTTTTATTAACTTTATCTTCAGAAAGTAATACATTTTTGTTGATTGGAATATCCTTTAGCATATCCTCATATTTAGATAATATTTTATTTGATTCTAATTCTGATAAAGGAGATGTAGTATCATTATAATCTTTTTTCATACCTTTTCTTCCTAACCTATCTTTACCAAAATTACCTTCTTGTTTATCCCTATTTGTAGGGTTTTCAATAGGTCTTCCTAATGGTTCTTTATCAGTTGTTCCTTCATCATATCCATCAGGTAAGTTAGAAGGATCAGAATACATTCTTCCTTTACCATATAAAGCAGCTAAATCATGAGGTGTACCATAAGATTTACCTGATGATAAGGGGTCATTTCCTTCAGCTTCAATTTGAGATAATCTAAATCCACGTTTAGTATCTTGATTAACTAAATCTCTATATTCTTCATATTGGTCTTGACTAAAGTGGAAAATATTTTCATAAATCCAATCTGATGGAATTAATTTACTATCTAACATCGATTGTGCTAATGTTATTTTTTCAGTCATTAAAGCTACTTTTTCTTGGTCATATATAATAGAAGGAGTAGATAATGAAATTTCAAAATTTGTTAAATCACCATCTCTATAACCTTGAGTATAAAGATGAATTAATGCTATTTTATATAATTCTGAAGTAAATATTCTTTGTATACGTTCTACGGTTCTAGCAAATCTAATATCTTGAGCGGCTAATGTTGCTTTACCATCAGTATTTTCATCATAACCCATAAAAGCTTTAGGTACTTTAAGAGCAGCAAATAGTTTATCTCTTAAATATTCGACATCGGCAATTCCATCCCATTGTAACCCTGCTAAGTTATCAATTTTAGTAGTTGAATCATTTCCTCTAATTGGAATATAAAAATCTTCAAGCATATTTTGCATATTATACTTTAAATTATATTCTCCAGTTTTCTCATCCATATATGGAGTACGTTTAAGTTTAGAAATTGTTTTTTCCATAAACGCATCTACCTCATTTGGAGGTATAGCTCCAACATTCATATAATAAATTCTTTTTTCAGGAGCACGAACAATTCTATGAATTAACATAGCGTCTTCCATTAAGATATATTGTTTAAATAATTTACGGGCAGGTTCAATGTAACTTCTACCATAAGGTAAAAAATTCATATCCGTTAATAAACGAAAGTGTGCCATTTCATAATTATCAAATATAATGGAATTCGCTTGATTTCCTGAGTTAGGGACACTATAATAACCTGAGTCTGTTCCTGATATGCCATCTGGGTCAAATCTATATTTTACTTCTGTAGGGTTTAAAGGATTACCATCTTGGTCTAATCCCATTCCTCCTTCTAATCTTTCAATATGATATGCCGTATAGGGTATAACATTGTAAACCCCAAATTTTTCAGCAATTTCTAACTTTAAGAAAAAATCACCATATTTACACATATTTCTAATCCAAGGCCAAAGATTAAATTCTACATTTAAAACATCATAAAATAAATTATATAGTATTTGTTGAATATTTTCATCTGAGGATCTAATTTGTAAAACCTCTCCCATATCATTTTTAAGTGTAGATTCATCAGCAACTATATCTAAAGCAGAAGCAATAATAGCATCTGTATCCATAGCATCATATTCCGAGTATAAATAAGGTCTTAAAGTTTGATAATTAAAATTTTGTTGTTGACCATACAAAGAGGTAGCTGAATTAGTGTAAACCCTATTGAATCGATCTATTAAAGAATTGGTTTCTAATTCACCTGTCATTTGGATTTTATTAACATCCATAACTTTAAGTTCATTACCCCCAACATTACGTATTAATACATCAGTTGAAAATAATCTTTTTAATCTTGAAAATAAGCCTTTATCTGCCATTTTATTTTATTTATAAATATGTTATAATAACCATTTAATGTCCTCATTCTTTCCTCCTATTTTCATTGAATAGGGATTTTGAACACTATTAGTACTATACCCCCCACTATGGGAAGATTTTGCTTTTTGGATATTACCCAATGCTGCACGGGCTCCATCTAAACTTTGTTGTTGAAATTTTAAAGAAGTATCACGTAAAAACATACCAATTCCAAAGGACATAACTAAATCATCATTATATCCTGATTGAGCTTCTGGTCTTCCATTTTTCCAAATAAATACTTTCATTTCTTCTAATAAACGTTTTGATTGAATAGTTACTGATCTATCTCCAACAAATTCTCTAAATTTATTAATACAAAGGGGTCTTGTTCTCATTGACATAGTAAACCCAGGTACCATTTCTGAATTTCCCTCATATACTCTTAAGTATGATTCTGCTGTTAATTGATCTGATTTAGGTGATTGGTACAAATTCCTGTATCCTCTTTCTCTAATTGCATCTAATGTAGCCCATCCTATATTAGCATTTTCTACTACCAACATAGCATTATTAAATTCAGTAGCTAATCCAGTTAAAAAATAACCAAATTCTTTTGGAGGCATTTGTCCTTTATACTCTGCTACCTGAGTATTAGTTTGAATATCCATTACATGACATGCTGAAAAATCTTTACCATCACCTCTAGCTACATCAGCTGCAATCATATATTCTCTTGAATAATCAGCATTTTCCCAAATCCATAGATTTTGATCTACTCCTCTTCTTTCTAATGGATCCTTTATAGTTGTTTCTTTTATAAAATCAATCCACTCAGAATAAAATACAATATCACCTGATGTTGAAAAGTCACAATCACATTCTTGTGCTGCTATTCTAGGATCACCTAATAATTCATCTTGTCTATCTCTCCATTCTTGATTCCTTTCGGGATGTACAAACCAAGGTAATTTAATAGGTAAAAACTCATTTTCTTGGGCTTCTGCTCTCGTCCAAGTTTGATGAAACCAATTTCCTGTACCATAAGGAGTTGATAATGCTATACATCCTCCTCCAGTTGCTAGTGTTTGTTGAGCTGATGCCCAAATTTCTCCAATATTTTCAATAAAAGCTGCTTCATCAATTAATAAAAGAGATACTGCTTCTGATCTACCAGCATCACTACTTGCTGATGTTGCTTTGATTTGAGATCCATTATTAAGACGTAATGTTAATTTATTATTTTCCATTGCATCTACTTTAAGCCATGAAGGTAAATTTTCATACATAAATTTTACCTTAGTAACCATGTTTTTAGCTGTATCTTGTTTTGTTGCTATACAAAGTATATTTCTATCCTTATGAAATAACATCATCCATAGGGAATAACCGGCAGTTAAAGTTGAAATACCTAATTGTCTAGATTTAAGAATTATTGAATATGGGTTGTCTTTAAATAAACCTAATACTTTTTCTTGAAAAGGATATAAACTAAATGATATTCTACCCCTTTGTGGGTGTTGAATATAACAGTATTTTTTCATAAAATGTATAGGATCTTTTGCACATTTTATATATTCTTGTCTTATTATTTTCTTTAAATCCGCCATTATTTAGGTAAAGAATAATTTACTATTATATCTTTTTTACTTTTTCTAATGATCTTCCTCCAAAATAAGCACCAATTACTGTTATTAGTACTAGCTGTAGTAAATCAGTCCATTTTTGTTCAACTGTAAAGTTAATAGTTCCAGCATCAATGAATATCATAAGAACTGTAGAAACTACTAAAAAAATTAAAATTAAAGGTCTTACATTTTTACTTAACCAACTATCACTATTCATGTCTGCTTTCCACCTATCTGTAATATTAGCTTCCATTTTAGCTTCATGTTCTGCTATTAATGCTTTTATTTTTCTCCCAGCATTTAATTTTTCTTCTTCTGATGTGTGTAAGTTATCTATAACCCCACCTACACCTTTTACTAGGTCAGCTGCTCCACCTGAAAATAAATTTGATAATATACTCATAACTATAATTTTATAACATTGATTCTAACTCTTTTTTTATATTAGTTAGTTTTAATAATTTGTCTCTTAATTTTTGTTTTTCTTCACCTTCTGCTGTTTTCCATTTATTAACAGTAGACTTCATTTCTTTAGCTGTTTGTTGTAATTTATTAGATATAGTAGCAATTGAATCCTTAGATGCACCCTTTAATTGTGATTTAGAAGGTTCATCATCTTCTTCTGTTAAATTTACATCTATTCCCTTTTTAGCTAATTTTTCAGCTTCACCTGCATCATCAGTAGTTACTGTACCTTCTTCACTTAATATTTCAATAATTTCTTCTTTAATTGAGGATTTTAGTTCTGATTTTTTCATTATAAGTTATTTTGTTATAAATATTACGAAAAAATTGCTTGTTTAACATCTTCTACACGTTTTTCTACAGAACCACTAATAGTAATATATTTATTAGAATAAGCATCTAAAATTTCTAATATTTTTTTATTAATACTGTCTCTATATTTAGAATTTGTTTCCCTAACACCGTTATCTTCTATTTTAACTCCTGCAGGGGAAATATAAAATAAGTAATCATAATCATTAATTAAACATTCTAAAGTATGGTTTAAAAAATATGATTCAGTTGCTGTCATTGATTTAGATAATGCATTAAAGGCCATTACATCAACAATTGTTCTATCCGTTATAATGTTTTTTTGGAGTAATTCACTTGCTCTTTCAGCAGCAAATACTAATTGACCTTTTAGTGTTGAATCTGTATTTAGTGGGATACCCATTTCCATAAGATATTTTGAACGTTCTGTTCTAAAAGTATAATCTTTAAATTCAGGTAATTCTTTTAATGCTTTTACTAATGTAGTTTTACCTACACTCATTGTACCACAAAATCCTATTTTCATAATTAATGTTTTATTGTAATATACAAACTAATTTCTATGAGTCATACCTTTAGGAGCAGGTTTTTTATACCAAGGTAAACCTTCTCTTCCCTTTCTTATTTCATTCCAGGTTTCATAATCATATTTTATGCCATTTAAATAATATTCTTTTTTTCTTTGTTGAGTATTAATTAATGCTGGTTCTTCAATGCTATGAAGTTTATTTATTCCATTACATTCTAAACATAACATAGTAGTAATAGATCCATCCTCTTCTTTTTTACGGAATTTTCTATTCTTAATATGCTCATTTATATTTATTTTAGATTTTGACATAATTTATTTTTTATTTATTTGATTTTGAAATTTTATAAATGATCTTTCTTTGTCATTGGTTAAACCTCCTATAGTATATATTTTATCATCTTCTTCAGACCATGGTCCTTGTTTATCTGCATGTTCTAAAAACTCATTTATAGCATCACTCATTGATAATAATTGCTCTGCTACTAATGTACCATGAGCTCCTGAAACTGATATACCTCTTGCACTTAAAGCATCACCTACAAAATGTACATTTGGATATTTAGTTAATGATAAATCTTCATAATTTACTAATGGCTCTGGAGCTAAATATTTAACCTCCGGTATATATATTCCCCAATCATCTTTTAATGTTGGGAATACTTTTTTCATATCATTAATAAAGTCTTTTATGTAACTATAATATCCTTGAAATGCATCTTTAACTACATCTAAATAGTCAATTTTAGTAGCTGATACATCAATTCCTTCTGATGTTGTAGATGGTTCTCTTGTTGGACTATAAAATAAACCTGTACTATTTTCTTGTACTTTATTTACTAATTCTCTTGCCCATTTAAATGGCTCTTTAATACCTTTAATCTCCATTAATATACCAAAATTAGTCATATCATTTCTAAATGCCTCATCTTTTTTAGCATGTCCATTGTAACTATGATTACCATATGTTTCTTCAACTGCTACATAAGCTGCATTATTATTAGTACAAAACGATCTTAAACTAACTTTATCATCTTTTCTATATAATTTAAAATCATATGCTATATCAATTAATTTTTGAAAATGTTTTTGTGGTGCTTCAAACCTAACACCTACTTGAGCTGGTTTTTCTTCAGTTGGTAAATTATATTGTTTCATTATATTTGAAGTAAAATCAATTCCTGATTTGCCCACACCAAATATAAGTGTATCATAAGAATGATGATGATCTTTATCACAAAATACTACTTGTTTATGAAAATTAATATCTGTTACTTTAGTTTCCCATTTAAATTTTACACCTTTAGATACTAAATAGTCATACCAACTTTTACCTATTTCATGTAAATAATCAGTACCAATATGCCATACAGGGAATAATCTTAAACCAAAATATGGTTTAATGAAATCTGGTTCTTCCTGAGGAGATGATAGTATTATTTGTTCTGGGTGTGGGTGGAATCTACTAAAATTATCAACAACTTGTTTCATTAATTCCATTGCTTTATCTTCACCCACATACTTAGATAATTGTCCACCAATTTGAGTAGAATAAGTTAATTTAC